CTCGAAAATGTAGGTCAACTCGTCCGGCTGGTCTCCTATTGCCCCTGCCCTACCATTTTTCACATACCGACCTTCATAGGGGGGTGTTCCACTAAAGGTCAGAACTCTTGGTCCATCAGTCACAAACTTCCCGTCAAGAATCATGCCGTTTAGAGCAATATCAGACCTGAGAATGAATGTTCCAGCCCATCTCCGGATATCTCCGTTGGGTGTTTCATCAGCGTCCCATTCGAGTCTATTGATGGCCGTTATGGCCCATTCACAGGAGTCTCGACCATACCACCCAAAATGGACCGTATCGTTTGCTCCCGGCAAGCCGAGGGCTACTGAACCGTCATAGGTTCCAACGGTGTAGTTTCGATAATCTCCGCCATCATCGTCGACAACACCAATCCAAAAGTAGTCAGCCATGCGTTATCAAACCGTATTGTCTCCGGACAATCGGCTCGTTGTGCTCTTTGTGCTAAATGCTGTTCCACCCACTTCTCTAACCTGTGCATACAAGTTATCGGCCTTCTTCGACATCTCACTTAACTGCGTTCTGAACCTCTGTTCAGCATACCGACCGTCCTCTTCTGTATAGTATGAGGGGATAGTGTCTATCAAGACGAGCAGGCAATCTACCGCAACGAGGCTTTTGATGGCCGCTTCGATAAGGGGGGCTGTGACGGCATTTACTGAGCCATCGGGGAGGTAAAGAGTCCCACGCGCCGACTTATTGACCTCAAGGGTCCTCATGCCGATGTATTCAGTAATTGTCCCTTCAAGAAGCCCACGAGGTCTGTTTAGCAGGTCACGAATGTTATCTGTCGTTATCGCCACAATACTCCTCCGGTATCTCTATGACCCGTATGCTATTTGGGACCTTCGCTCGAAACATTCTCCCAACCACTTGAACAATGTGAGGTTTGGAATTGCATATCTCACGCGCGTAGCGACTCGATGGAACCCATACCGTCTCGTCATAGGCGTTAAACTTGAATGCTGGGCCTGTTCCCCTTGATGTGGGTCTAACAGCCCTAAGCAGATAGCCTGCGCCGGGCTCATGCGAAGATAGAATGTGCTCTAATTCGGCTACCGTCGCTTTATCGGGAAAATCAATGCCGTTATCTCGGCATTTCTTAATCAGACCCGCTCGACTGCTTTTCGCCACTCTTCTTCACCTTACTCTTCTTAGCCTTCTTAGGGGCTACCGCAACCTCTTCTGTAGGGTCTTCGACCCAATCGTTGCCTATTCTTCGACGTGCCATATTCTAACCTCATGCGATGAGGTCAGTCAGTTTCACGATTCTGTTCGTGGTTCCAGCACCCTCAGCAACTCCAGCGTCTTGGTGCTCGTGGATAACCATACCGAAGTATGAAGTCAGAAGCCAATCGTAGCCAAGACCGGGGATTCGGGTCAATTCCGTCTCCATGAAACCGGGTCCGTTGTATTGGAAGAACTCGGCTGTGGTGGCTCCGGGGATAAGCAGAAGCCCATCGTTCTGTATGGCTCCGTCTGTCCCAGCGGCTCCTGCACCGTTACCGAAGTCTCGTGTGTAGTAGATACTGATATTCGCTATATCGGCCATGTGCTCCTGCAAAGACAGAATCACATTTCCGAATAGTTGGGTGTTCAACATGGTTCCGCGCACGATGGTCGGAAGGACAAGGGCCACGCCCTCGTCACCCGATACTCGGGCGGTGGTGAAAATCTTATCCATAGCGTCAAGCATATTCTGCTCTGGGTCTGCGGCTGAACCGCCATTCCACTTCGCCGTGCCGCCGCCAACCGCAAGGGTCTGGCCTGCGCCTGCGCGAAGGTTCGTTAGGATTAGATTGTCGATTACTGCGGCCCTGTTAGTGATGATAGCCAACTGCTGACGGTCAAGGGTTTCCCATGTCTCGCCTCGCAATCTGACGGAATCCAAGAAGGTCGTTCGGCCCTGTCCCTTGCTGAGGACAACGCTGTAGGACTTCGTGAGTTCCTTCGTAGCATCCACAATGGCGTTATCATCGAGGGGATAGGTAAAAGTGCCTTCGACCCCCGTATACCACTTAAAGGTCATCCACGGGACGGTGCGAACACCGACCAATTTCGTTCCAACAGAAATCGTTAGACTCTGCAATTGGATAAAGTCTCGAAGCGTTTGCTCGAGGACTGAATCTCCCTTTCCGAAGGGACCGTCTGCGGCTTCAACCTGTAATATCTGTTCCAATGTCTTTCCACTCATTTTTCTCACCATGTGCTCGCGTTAGTATTCACAGGAACCAACAGTCCCGCCGTCACAACCGCTCCGTGTGCGCCCACATAGGTCCCGAGGGCTGTTGCGCCCGAAGCCTGCGTGTCGTCACAATACCCGTTAGCGGCAAGGTAGACGGTTGCGCCGAGGTTGTATGTCCCTGCGGCGGCTCTCATCCAAACCACGCCACCCGAAGGGCAGTATGTTACAGTCCCGCCTGCGACTAATGCTTGTTCCGCATCGCGGGATGATTCGTCAAGTGATACTCCGAAGGGGGTGTCGCCCACAGCGGCAATAGCCGTTAGTGTGCCGGAGGTTAATTTCAGCAGTATTCCACTATTCGCTACCGTTTGTCCGCTCGCTAATGTTGCATTCCGTGTGACGCTTGTTCCAATGTTGCTCATATCAGTTTCCCTCCGTGAAGTTTAGCAACTCTCGTTGCTCGTGTGAAAGGTCCTCGAATCGGGTAGCCCTATCATCGGCCACGCCAAGTCCTCTATTGTATGCGGCAACCCAACTGTTGAAAGCGCGGGCGTATATGTCCTCTGCTGTCTTAAGGTGGGAACCGTTGAAGAAATTAGCCACATAGACCTCGGCCTCTGGCTCCGGTGTAGATGCTATTACCTCTTCGGTGGTAGCCGTCTTAACCGGCTCCAACTCCACAATTTCCTCTTCCTCTGCTGGCTGGGCCTCCTTCCACGAAGCGATGAGGTTAGTCACCACCTCCGTGCTGAGGTCCTCGTGGCCGTTAAGTCCGAGGGCAGTCGCTTCATCCACAACAGTTTGGCGGTCGGCCTCTGCCTTATCCGCCTTGTCCTGCTCGAATGCCTCGATACGAGCATTAGCAAGAATCAAGTCTGCCTTAGCCTGTTCGAGTTCTTCTGTATTCACTTCGATTGGTGCTTCCTCTTCCATATTCGTAGCCTCGCTGGCCTGTGATAGAGCCATACCATACTTATAGTTAGCGGTCGATGCCTTCGGTGTCGCAAGGTCCTCGACTTCTACGCGCACGGCGGAGTCGATTGTTGCATCGGGATAGGCCGGTCGATGAACGATAGCCAAATGGTCAAGTGCAAACTCACTTGCGAACATAGCGTAGCCCGTCTCTTCGTCATAATCCGAGGGGACGCCATACCCGCCGATTGATACGCCGTATTCAGGTCTTAGCCATAGACCGGTTTCAAGGGCTTCAAAGAGCTCTGAACGATGGACTTCTGCCGTGAAGTCTACGCGCCAGCCGTCTCCTTCGTCAATAAAGACCGCGCTGGTCACTATACCAACAACGGCCTCATCAACGCCTCCGTCCATGTTGCGGGTAAAGCCTGCTCCATCAGCATGGGGATGATTCAAAGTAAGGTCTGCGCCACGCATCTGTTCTGCAACGCTTCTCGCGGCTTCTGCCCCGAGCTCCCAATTGTTCTTGTTCTTCCCTTCATGGAAGGCGGTCCCTGCTATGATTACAACGGTCTTGCCTGTAGCCGCTTCAACGGTCATATCCACGCCCGTTAAGTCAAGGTCTATCTTGACCTCGAATCCTATATCGTCTTCTGCATATCGTCGCTTTGACGGCTTCTTCTTCTTCTTCGCTTTCTTGCTCATTTTGTTTTCTCCTTTGCTGGTGGCTTATCCTTGTTAGTAGGAGCGGGTGCGACCGGCTCTGGTTTGAAGTCATCTCCTTTTTTAACCTTATCCAACTCAAGCAGGTCTCTCGCCTCATTTAGTTTGAGAACCCCTGCCGTATAGCCCATTGTGGAACGGGTCATGATTTCGGATGGTGGCTCTTCTTGCAGGGGCTTGAAAGTCATTTTCGGAAGGTCTTTCTTCTCTGCGGTGATACCGAGTAATTCAAGGTGTTTCAAAAAGAGCCTGCAACACGATTCCACCGCTACGGCTTGTAGGCGTTGGATGGCTTGAATGCTCCACATAGACGCTGAATATGTGGCGGCAAAGGTTGAGCCCCTTTCCTGACCTGCGGCTACGCGCGGGACTTGTAGGACGGCTGATATGTCTCCATTCACAATATCAAGGAATGCTGTTGGGTCGGGGATTGTGTTCTTCAAATCGACATGGTGCATTTCCACATAGGACGGGAGGATTGGGATTTGGTCGCCCCTAAGCCCTTCAAGCAATTCGGCCACTTGGGTCATGATGTAATTCAGCCGTTCTTGCTGTTCATCGGGGTCAAGGATATGTTCGACCGATTCTGCGTCTATTGTGATGTATTGCTTGGTCAGGGCTTCTTCGAGCGCTATGCGGTTGTTAATCATGTTATACTTGGCTCGGATGGGTTGCTTGAGGCTTGAAAACCTCGACGCACCCCAAACGCCGTAGGTCCAGCGTCCGAGCCGGTCTTGGAACCAATTGCTCCTGTAATCAATCTTTGTATGCCAAACCTCGCTTGCTGGGAACTCCTGTGGGTATGTTCCCTGCTCCTGCATGATGTAGACTTGAGCATCCATGATTGGGGATTCGCGGGTGACTGATGGGGGTTCGATACCCCTACCATCCTTAATGGTCATCTGATGGACGGGGAGTGATTGGACTTTCGTTATCCCAACTCCGGTCTTTCCAACGACCTTATTCATGTCGTTCCCATAGACCATCAAGTTGCGTAGTATAGTAATGAGTATATCATCGAAGTCAATGTTGTAGACTAACTTCTCGATAGCGTTTCGGATTTTGCGGTTCTTGCCCTTCGTGTAATCAATCTCCCAATTGTTCGCTGTTAGGCTGACTGAACGGACCGCACCGTTCAATTCGGGGTCTAACTTCAACATACTATCGTATAGGTCGAACTCATCGTCATATTGGGTTCGGCGGAATGCTGTTCTGTGGTCCCTTAGTGGTCCGGTGTCCTCGAAAATATCGCTAAGACCGGCCACCTGTGCAAAAGAGACAGGCTGAGTAATTCCTACGCGCTCGACACGCTTTTCTCCATCACTCTCCTCGACTTTATCCGGAGGTCGACGGAACAAATCAAGAAATCTCCTACTTGCGCCTTGCCTCGCCATGTAAGCCGCAACTATCCTTGAGTCTTAAGAAGGTTCGGTCCACCGGAAATACTAAATACGGCAACAGGAGTGGCAACACATGGGGAACGACTCAGGCAGAAGGAAGCGACTCAAGGATGAGACCCTTGATATGATTCGACCCTATTTAGATGAGTGGGTCGGAACAGATACAGACTTTGCGAAACGGCTTTGGGAGATAAATGCTCCGGAAGGGAAGGGAGCCGCCCGTTGGCAGTCGTGGAAATCAACGGTCAGCCGATTTAGGCAATTCTACCCAGAGGAATGCCCTCAGACTGACCCTTTCACGCAAGGGGAGATGGAGTTGGCCGATGCTGACGATGAGTGGATTTCAGATAGGGCATACTACTACAACTCAGAAACCGACGTGTATGTGACCTTCATCCGTTCTGCGGGAAATAAGCCCATGACGGTCAGCGGTGTGACCCATAGGGCGATGAAAAGCGCATATAGCAACATGATTAACAAAGGCTCAAGCATAGGGCAGATTTCGCGGGACTTCTCTATCCCCCGCCAATGGTTCGACGAATATCGGCGTGTTCATGGTTGGACGCACGATATGGACCCTTTCACCGATGAGGAAGTGGTTGATTCTGATTCTGTGGAAGGTCTGGTGGATGACCTGCTTCTGCGTCGAAGACGCTCGCTACATATTGAATATGAGAAGAAGAAATGGGATGAGATTCAGAAAAACGCTAAGAAGTGGGAGAGATTCGAGGACACATTCATTGAGCACTTGAAAATTGTTGAACCGAAGGCGAGAACGGTTCAGAAGTTAGATTTGTGCGAGACTAACCCCTATGCCCTTGTGATTTCCCCCACAGACCTTCACTATGGGAAGTATGGGTGGGAGGACGAAGTGGGTTCGCGGTATGACTTCGATGAGGCACGAAAAAGACTCCATGAGTCTACGAGCGCATTGGTTTCAAGACTACCGGGCGCACCCGAAGTAATCTATGTGGCAACAGGCTCTGATTGGTTCCATGTGGATAATGACCTCGGGACAACCACGCGGGGGACGGCACAAGACCTTTATGGGACCCCTGCACAGATTCTTCTCGATGGGTGTGACCTTGCTAAAGAGCATATTGACTATCTTAGGACTGTGGCTCCGGTTAAGGTTGTCTTCATGGCTGGGAACCATGATAAGCACTCTGCGCTCACGCTTGGGCTATACTTGAAGGCCACATACGAGGATTGTGACGATTGCGAAGTCATCCTGTCTGCTGATATGGCGAGAAACTATCAACAATATGGGAACACCCTTCTCGGCTTTACACATGGGGATGGAGCAAGAATGAATGACTTGCCGAGCATCATGGCGCGTGAATCGTGGGAAGATTGGGGTCAATGCCGGTATAAGGTTTGGTTTTCGGGTCATAGGCATCATCAAGCCGTGAAAGAACACGGTGGGGCTCTTTGCATCCAATTACCGTCTCTATCGGGGCATGACCGCTGGCATCACCGGAAGGGTTTTGTGAGTCAAGCCGGAATGTCTGCTCACATAATCGACCACGAAGAAGGGATGATAGGGAGTCTGTTTAAGCCGGTGGTCGAAGAATGAGCGATATTCTGAAAGGATTCAACCTTGAGCGTTCGAGAAACGATTTCAAGCACTTCTATGAATGGACGGGCTACATTTGGGGTGACCATATTGAAGAGTGGGATAAACTCTACCGCGATAGAAAGGGAGCGATAGTCCATCGAACCTGTATCATCGCTCCGCGTGACCACAGCAAATCCACAACGCTAAGGATGGTTCTCCTTCACCAATGCCTATTCAACACTTGGCGCAATAAGCCATTCACGGTCTGGCTTTTCTCTGCATCTAAGGAATTGGCCGCTAACAGGCTCGAAGAAATACGAAACGATATGCAACGCCATAGAGAACTTCGGAAGTTTATTGATACCCGGAGAGGTGGAAAATTGAATCTGAGGCTTACAAACGGCGCATGGATTAAGGCTACCGGGGTTGGTGCGGCTATTCGCGGGGAGCACCCTGCCTGCATAGCACTTGACGATATACTCGATGATATGGGGGATTCCACACCTGAGAGCACGAGACAATGGTTCCGAAAGAAAATCACGCCTATGCTGTCTCCCGGCACTTGGATGTATTGCGTTGGGACCCCTATGGGGATGACTGACCTTTACCACACCGAAATGCTTGAGAATGATGCTTGGAAGTGTTGGATAGGCTCCGCATTCCCTAATTGGGATGAATGGAAGGCAGACCCCGATGGTGTCGAATTGACCTGCCTGTGGCCGGAACATAGGTCATTGGAGTTCCTGTTGGAACAGAGAACTGCTATGGGTGACTTGGCTTTCGTGCAGGAGTATCTCTGTAAGGTCGTTGATGAAGAAGCGCAAGTCTACAAGAGAACTGATACGCGGGCGCACTTAGAGCCTACTGATATTCTGATGCAAAAGCCCGAGTTGGATGGAAAATATGTGATTGGGTTCGACCCTTCTCATGGTTTGGGAAGAGATTATTCGGTTATGGTGATAATGCGCCAAGATAAGGACGGTGACCTTCATTTCGTCAATATGTGGCGGAGAAATGACTTCCCCCCTGCGAGACAGATAGATGCTATCATCGAGCAATGTAGGATTTGGGAAGGACCGCCCTTCGCCTGTGAGGAAGCAGGCTTTCAAAGGCTCTATGAACAATTGCTGATTGAGCGGGGCGCGATGATTGATTACAGGGAGAGCAAGGTTGGGAATGCCCCATTGAAGCAGGCTCTAATGAATAGGCTTCGCGTTTGGTTCGAGCAACACCGGGTCCATTTCCCCTTCGGTGACGATAAGACGAGAAGGATGGTCAATATCATGCTTGAAGAGTTAGACCACCATGTTTGGAAGGAAGGGGAGATTGTTGATGTGGGTCGGCACAATGACTGTGTAATGGCTTTGGCTCATGCGGTGGACCAATTCTATGTGTGGGAGAACCCCGCACCTATGGCTACCGCGAAGATTGAAGGTTCTAAGTGGTTGGATAACGCTACCGTGGGTTCTTCAAAGGGCAGGCCCGTGACCGGCAGATATAGAACATTATAAGTCCGCTCCGGAAAAATTGCTCAAAAACTACCTTGACCGGCAGGCGAGCAAAAGGGGCTAAAATGACGCATTTATGGGGTTCTTTAAGTGTAAATAGGCAGGTGTGGCCCCTGTCCCTGCATAGCAGGGGCGGGAAACCTTGCGATTCAACCCCTGCGATGGGGGCAAGTAAGCCCGGTGAATGAAGGCGGACATATCCCCCACGGAACCCCCGCCAAGCCAAGTGCCAAGTGCCACGGTGAAGCCCCCCCTTGAAGACGGGTGGGGGCAGGGAAGACAGCCCACCAACAAGGCCGTCAGACAGCCCCTAACGGGGTATGTGGGGGCATTCTAACGATAACATGGTTACAACCACTAAGGCCTTCGTTAGCATGGATGCAGAAGAAGCAAACGCCCGCCGCAAGCGGGCGGGCAAGAAGCCAGCGCAGATACACCCGGCAAGGGCAAGGAAAGCGCAGGGCAAGGCAGGGGCAGTAACCGCGCCCTTCATCATCAGCCGGTTGCCGCGTGGCGAATCAGTCACGCATCACTTCGGCGTGAAGAACCCGCAAGGGCATTCACACGCTGTTGTGTGCTTCACCCACCACAAGGCGGTTCTGTGTGCTTCACGGCACATGGCCACCTTCGGGGCCGTCTATACCAGCGGCAGGGACAGGCGGACACCGAAGCAGATTATCGAATCGGGGAAGACTTGTCCTGTGGGGTGGTGCGCAGGGTGCGTAAGTGCCTTGACGGCATCCATGTGATACACAGGCCTGTAACATAGCAGACAGGGCCAGCGCAGGGATGCGCTGATGATAAGGGGACACAACCCGGACACCCGCAGACAATCGCGGCCCACATCGCAAATGCGATACTGAACCCCGCCTTGCCCGTGTGATTCACCAAGCCCCCAAGCGGGGCGTCAAGCCAGCCCGGAAGGGGTGGCCTTCGGTATCACGGGCAGGGCCAAGCCACCTGCCGCGGTTACTGTCCGTTAGGGCCACGCGCCACCGTCCCCCCGTCTTGCCGCGGGGGGGCGTCATTTTTTTGCGCGGCCACATGGGGGAGAAGTCGCGTATTAAAAGAGCTTTCTCTCTATGGGTCCGCCCCCGGGTCAGAGAAGTCGTTCTCAATCGTGTAGAGAAGTCGTCTATTAAAAGAGGTTTCTCTGTGTGGGTCCGCCCCTGTAGAGCAGAATCACAAAAGGTCCGTTTTATCGAACCTCATTCTGTGTCTCCACAATCTTGTCTCAGCAATAACAACGGCTCTTTCTAATCGTCGTCCGCGCCAATCGAGAATCTTCTTCATCATACATTTCACCTCCTGACCTATTCAGTCCTCCAAAGTTATGAGTTTATCTGTTATTACGAGGCATACAAAATCCCCGACGTGTGGTGTGGAGTGGTAAGGTCGGGTTTCCCAATCAGAGTCATAGTGTGGGTTGAGTCTCTCAAGCAGTTGTTCGCAAGCGAGGCGTAGTGGTTGTTTCACGAGACGCTGACCTTCGCTGGTTCTGAGGGGGACATAAGAGCCATCAGGACAGCGGACCATTATAGGGTATGCGGGACCAGCGACCGTTAGGCGAGGCCCCATGAGGTCTGCATAGTGCGACCTTACAACATCGACTGTTTGGCTGAGATGCACAGCATGAGTCATTGGGAGTGATACATCCAAACGACCTTCGTGATGTGACCTGTAAGCCGACCGTATTAATTCTGCCTCCTTGAGGGTAATGATGACCCCTAAATCATGAGGCGTCATCGGAGTTGCACTATATACGATTAATGACCCCGTGCCTTCCATACTACCATTACTTCATTTTCACTTATAAGCCTTTGCCTCTCACGAGAACTAACGAAACCCCGGGTCAGAGAAGTCGTTCTCAAACTACCGTAGGAGAGTTAAACAGGCTCGCGCCTCCATAAAAGAGACACAAGCCCTGTTCTCCGCCCCCATAGGGGGAAAGAGAATTACTGCCCACGCCACGATTTCTCGCGTGTGGTGCTTGGTTTGGTCAAATGCTGTATTCTCTTACTTGATGCTTTCTGACCATGCTTCGTAAAGTCCCCGCAGGACCTGCATAGACGCAGGTTCGCAGGACCAACATCTTCAGATTCCGTATGAGCATACTTAGCCAACTTGCGCGAGCACATATCGCATCTCGTTGCATTCGCAACTCGCATACGCATTGTCTTCTTCTCGTGTGTGGGCTTCCACTTTCTCAAATTATGTTTCACTTAGATTTCACCCCCTATTACGACAATACATGGTGATAGATACTTATAACACTTTGCTTCTCACGAGAACTCTGGGTCATAGGGTATCTACATACTCGCAGTCGTTTCGGTCCATAAAAGAGCCGGTCCCCTCAGGGTCCGCCCCTGTGGAGCAGACTCACCTCTGGCTCATCATGCCGACGAAATCCAACAGCATGGCACTCAGGGCGCGGTCATCGACCGGATTATTTCCCTCGTGCATAATCGTCGGACTCATCTTGCACTCAACGACGAACCCACCACGATACTCATATTGGGTTGCAGTCGCCTTGAACTCATTGACCTTAACTTTACGCATTCGTTTTACCTCCTATTACAGTCTCATTAGGCGGTGTGTGCTTATAACACTTTGCCTCTCGTGAGGAACGCCGAACTCGAGAAGTCGGCTCGCCCGAGAACTCTGCTCTATGGGTGGGCGGGTCCCTCAGAAAGCCACTCTTGTAGCGAGTCGGCCCCCGAGTCGGAGGCTGAGTCGCGAGGCGGCTGGGAGGCCCTGAGTCGCGTCGACGCGGCGAGTCGGGGCGAGATGCACACGAGTCGGAGGGAGTCGCAGGGGGTAGCGGCGAGTAGCCGCGACTCCGAGGGAGAGTCGCCCTCGGGCTCGGGGGAGGCCCTCAGAAAGCCGACTCTTCTCCGACTCGGCCCCGGAGTCGGAGCGACTGTAGTGATTTGGGGTCAACTCGGGGTCGACTCCGACAGGAGGGCGAGACCGTGCCTCTCCGAGCCTACCGAATGTTTATATGGTATTACTCTCTCCTATGAGTAGGGCGGGAGGCCCGGGAGGTGAAAAAATGGAAAATGAGAATTATTGGAATGAGTGTGAAAAGCACACCGGCGCGGCAACGTCGGCGACCGCCGAGAAAATCGGAAAAGACGGGGCATGGACTCTAAAATCGAGAGGACAGGCCAAAATCTTGGTCGGGTGCGTGGTGAAGGCCGAGTCCGAGTTCGCTGGACGCCGGGTGCGAGGAATGCACCTTGCGGTATGCGAGCATGGGCGAATCAAGGCCTCGCCCAGCCGCCGAGGTGCAATAATCGAGGCAAAGCGGAGCCCCGATTGGTGCGCGAAGTGCCGAGATATCGTGGCCGCCCTGTGAGGTGTGACCTGAACCCGATGACCTCCGAAAGGGGCGAGGGCCAGCGGGCCACTCTCCGACGAGCGCGAGTAGGGGGGAGGCAGGCTCCTTGCCGTAGCAAATAGGTCTGGCGGCTCCGACTCCCGCCCCCTATGGTCACAAAGGTCTCACTCTCTCTCTCAAAGGCTCGATTCTCGCTCTCCGGTCCGAGAACTCTGCTCTGCTCTCTCAAAGGCTCGATTCTCGCTCTGGGGTGGGCTCAGGGAGCCTCTAAAAGGGCTCGACCCTGCGACTCCGCCCCATCTCCAGAGTTAGAAAGGTTTATATCTAATGACTTCTATTGTCGTGTAGGCCAAGAGGCCGGGAGGTGAGAAAAAATATGGAGAACTATTGGAGCAATTGCAAGAGGACTACCGGAGCCCACATTGGGCGAGCCGGGACCAAAGTGGCCGACGAGATTGGCCGTGATGGAGCATGGACCCTTAAGGCGCGAGGAGAGCACAAGATTTTGGTCGGGTGTTTGGTGCGAGCCAAGAGCGAGTTCGCCGGGAGGAGCATCCGTGACGAGAAAGGCCAGCCAGCGAGACACATCGCGGTCTGCGAGCACGGAAAAATCCTCGGCGGAATGTCGACGAGGAGAAAGGCGATAGACCTTGCGAAGCACGAGCCCCGCAACTGTGCTCAATGCCGAAAGGTAGCGAGCACCGATGTGGCGGCGACCTGAGCAAGTCTTAGCCGACCGGACGAGACGCGGGACCTGCGCGACCCAAGTGCCGAAATCGACCTAAGAGCATAAGTATACTCTCCGAGATAGAGAGAGGCGAGAACTCGGGTCAACAAATAGGTCTGGGCGACCCTGCTCCCGCCCCCCGGAGAGAGAGAGTTCTCGAGAACCGAAGGTTCTTTCGAGAACTCCCAGTCGGAGAAGTCGTGCTCGATATACGGTATGGGGGCGAGCACTCGTAGTATCGTTCAGGGGAGCGACAACTCAAAAATCGTAGTAAAAGACCCCAAGACCCCTCCCTCACGCCCACGACTCCGTCGGAGAACTCGACATACATCTCCCCGCTCGAGCCATGTGCTACGCGGAGAACTCGTGGTCCCTCTACTCTACACGAGGGGACCCGAGAGTATGCTTGCCCCTCATGGGTCCGTGTGGTCCCATGCTCAGATACCCGAGTCTGTGACCCGGTTCTCGTGGTGGTGATAGTCGCACTCGGAACAGGCACTCGTGAAAGGAGTAATCTCCGCCCAGTCGCCTCGTCCCCCGTTGGTCCATGACTCGTCGCACTCAGTCCATGACCACGCCCCGCAGTCGGGACAGCAGGTCTGCGGTGGTCTGTTATTGTGGTCGGGTGTCTCTAAGTCCCTGACCCCCATACGAGGGTGCTCCCCACGACCGAACCTCTTCAGTTGTCGGTTCATGAGCATCATGTTCTGCACTCGCACGTCGAAGTCCTCGCACAGTTTCTCAAGTGCGCGACCTTCCCGCACATCGTCGCGCGTCGGCTTGTGGCTCATGAGGGATGGTCCCTCGTGATACCCATAGAGCAGGCGGCTCGTGAGTGCCCTCGCATTCGCTGAGCCGGAGTTGTAATCCCAACTCGCTGGGTGCGAACTCCAGAATATCTCCTCTGGATTCTGAGCATACCAAAGCATCTCCACTACGCACTCCTTGAACTCGGCACTCCTCGTGGTCATCATTTGAGGTTCCTCCATGTGCATGGTCTGATACTCGATTTCCTCACGGTCGAAGTAATACTCGTATGATTCGAGGACCTCATCCATTAGAGGTGTCTCGGGCTTGCCTATCTCGCAGAGTTCTTTGTCGCTTCTATCGTCGTTCTCATTCATTCTTTCTCACCTCCCTGTCGGGTCTGACTCCCATTGTTTTGTCGAATCTTCATTTGGTCCGGCCTCCGCCCTACTCTACCATATGCGTCATACCTTATAAGGTTTTTGTAGTCGCGAGGTATGCCGGAGTCGCTGGGTCGACCGCCACACGACGTAGAGACGAGTTCTCGAGAGAGTAGCGTCTACGCCGAGCACTCATCGCGTAGGGCTACGGAATGAGCGGTCATCGCGTAGTGCTACGGAATGAGCACTCATAATACCGTAAATGGGCGAGCACTCATAATACCGTGTGGGGGCGAGAGCTCGGACCGGAAGGTATATAGGTGTGAGCATATTCTCGCATAATCAGGATAAATGAGCACTCGATTCGTGTAGTCTACGCGGGAGAACTCGGAGAATCGAAATGCTTATAGGCGTGAGAATAGGTCGGGGATTACTACGCGAATGAGTGGTCAAAATACCGTTAGGGCGTGAGTGCTCAAAATACCGTAAATGAGCAATATTGACCGACACGTCGATTTCCGTAGTAAAAGAGACTTGTCGCGCACGAGCCCGCCCCTGTGGTCAGGGCGAGTTCGAGGGGAACATTTGAGTCCACTTGTCGCCAATGAGTTCGTAGACTTCGACGCATAATAGACCGTGTCGTGCCGACAGCGCGTCGTTGAAGAAGACCCTTGTCTCCTTGTCGCTGTATTTGGTTTGGTCGGTCGGATTACACGCTTCGCAGGTCACGTCGTCATTCCACACCTCCGCGACCTGCATCTTGCAGGACCCGCAGACCGTGTAGTTTATCGACGCATACACGACGATTGGGTAGTCGCCCACCCATACCTCGTCGACGCCTTCGTCGTTCGCTATCTCTGCCTCTGATTTTTCCATGGTAGTTTTTCACCTCCTTTCTACTCTCAGTAGGACTTACAGGGTTATAAACCTTTCGTAGTCGTGAGTGGTCTGTGTATCATGTATGAGAGTGGGGAGAACTCTTGGTAGAGGCGGAGTAAAAGAGAGTTGGAGGGGTGGTCAGCCCCCCCATCTCTGGGGATTTACTCGTAGCCCGAGTTATCGGAATACTCGTGTCCGCCGGGTCGAGGCTCCACATAGTATGTCGCCTTCGAGTCAGCGGTCCATCCGGTCGGGATATACCCCTCGGGATAGGTCGAGTTTACGGAATCGTCGCCGCCCAAACTCTCGTAATGGGGTCGGAAGATTGTGGTCTTGTCCTTCGACTTCTGCTCCTCCCTGAGGAACGCCAGCACTATGTCGGCCAACGCCTTGCTCGGGAAAACGGTCCACTTGACCATAGTCACGACTGACCTATACCAGCCACCTTCCTCGGGTCCACCATACACCGAGTCATGTCTATACTTGGTCACGAAAGCCGGTCGGGGATTCATCTCAGTCCCATACCACTCGTTCCTCCACAAGGTCGGCTGACCTGCATATTTCGATTCCTCGAAGTCGCTTTGCAGATAGTGGTCAGCGTCTCTGGCAGATTCTCCTCGCGTTGTGGTCATATCGTGGTAATGCTCTTCACGGGTCAACCACTCTGTCTTGAGCCCACCGTCGATGTGTCTTTCTCGATTCTTGTTGAGTTTCGGACAATACTCGCCCTTCCATCTCGTGAACGCTTCGTCGAACGAAAACTCGCTGTAAATCGGACCCGGGTAGTCTCGGTTCTGACCCAATGGCTCACTTATCCATACTGCTCCTTGCAGAGCCGCGATTGCTTGCTCCTTCTCGATTTCACTTATCTCATTCATCATTATTTCTCACCTCCTGTTCTGATGTTCTCTGAATCTCGGCTCCATAGCCCTCGCTTTCTCTTGCTCTTCCGAGTCTTACCATGTCTCATAGTATCGAACTCATCGGGGTTCTCGAATAGAAGTCTCTTCTCAATCGCTCGCTTCATATCTTGCGTCTCATAGATGACCTTATCCAACTCATCCTCATCCAAGTGACTCACCACTATCTCGAAAATAGCATCGACCCTGCAACGCATCTCTTTGTGTTGCGCTCGATTCCTTGAGTCATGCTCATCCTTCTCCTGTTGTGTCGGGTTCCTCTTGTGTCTCCAACCTCGATTCAGACGTCGGCAACAGGGACCAATCTCTTGAAGAGACTTATTACTGAATCTCGTAAAGGGTCGACCACAATTCCCGCAGGTCGCGCCTTTCATACTCATACTTATTCTCTCCATACCTCACAGAATGTGCAGTCGCAGGTATTCTCGGGGAGTGGGAACATGAACTCATTCGCCCATATTATCTCTTGGTCCCAATCTCTTCCTTGACTCATTACTATTTTCTCGGAAATGACTTTTCTCGCGGCGGTGAGCCAGCGTCCCTTGTGGTCTTTAGCGCAGTCGCATGGGGCGACCACCCCCATCTCGTTTCCCACTCCCATGAAGACTCTTCTGCTCCAATCCAAGTGTGGTCCGCTGGTCCCGCATCTCTCACAATGGTTTAGAGCCTTGCGTCTCTTCCCTAATGGACTCCACTCAACGATATCTCCTATTTTCATGTCCCTCGATACCCCTGTCCTACTCCCTCATGGGGGTTCGCCCTTATAAGGTTTTCTGACTCAGGAGATGTCGGGTATTTGAGCCTACCGCGTGGTTAGATAGGACAGAGAACTCTGGTCGTGAGAGAGACGTAGTCCTCAGTAGTAAAAGACCGAATGAGGGCTACTCGGCCCCCCTACTCACGCTCATCGGTGTCGTTCGGAAGAATAGGTCAATACCGTCTCTACCTGAATACACTCGGAGTTCATCACCCCTCGCGTCGTTAATGAGGCATTGGGTCCTGTTCGTATCGACCTCACCGACTATCTTCTTGAATAGTCGTTCTGCCTCAGTAGCCTCGACCGCGTCCCACCACCAAATCTCGGTGTCGTTCATCTTTCGAGGCCCCGGAGTATCTTCATCTCGTTCAAGTATTTGCTCGATTTTGAGATAACCCACCTCGTAGTGACCTCTTTCCTGAGTATATTGTATCGACTGCAAACCAAGAGCCACTTGTCTTATGCTCTTAATCTCGTCCCAATCTTTCTCTTTGAAGGTCCTCCACACGCTCTGCGCGTCAGTATGCTCCCACAGGCTATTGCTCTCTGCGAGAAGCATTCTGCTTTCTACCATCTCGTCGTCCATCTCTTATCACCTCCCTTCGGACCGTCGGAATCACTCTTCCTCGTCTAACGCGACCTTGAAGATTTCTCGCACAATTTTCGGGTCTATGGTGGTCGATTTCATCATCTCGATGAACTCTTCTACCGTCCCTCCTTCTGCTATGACCTCATCTCCTCGCATTACGCGAAAGAGCGGGCCTTCTTCTCCTAAGTCAGCGAGCTCGATTGCTTTTATCTCATCACTCACATCGTCACCTCCTTCAAACAACTCTTACAAATCCATGCTCGGCCCCACGGGACCGATATTGGTAGATTGCACTCACACTTCATTTGCCTCGTCCTCCAATCTGCATCTCCTAAGATGCTCCCTCCACGGAACCATCTCATTATGAATGCTCACGGACACCACCAATAACTCTGCAACATTCTCCAAGCATAACTCATGCGTGGGTCAATATTTCTGTCCCAACTCGCAAGTATCTCTTCCTTTGAATCTCCGCTTTCTTTCTCGGCAAACCACATACAACTCTGGTAGGTGTGGAAGGCTATGGTCGCTCTGATACGCTCAGTCGATGTGCGATTGTCTCCAATAAGCCACTCCTTAACATGGTCACTTCCTATCATCTCGATAATGACTAACTCAGCGGCCTCATTCAAAGACTCACATACTGTTATCTCATCATCACTCATTCAACCACTCCTCCCAAATATACTCATCATGGATAACTCGAATCAATAGGCGGTCGGCTGGGAATCTCACTATCATGCCCAACTCCCCTTCTCACAACTCCAGCAGGCTCCGTTGAATTGTGGTCGTAATCTCATACCGCACTTCTCACACCGCTTGGTCATTCTTCTTCATCTCCCACGAAATATACTCCGCAGGCCGGACACTCGATATGGGCTAACTCCCACCCCGGGTCGGGCTCAACGGTGATATACTCAGCAGGCTGGTCACATTTGCGGCAGGTCGTGCCGCATGGTAATCTCTGCTTCGCCATACTACCACATGGGCGTTCCCCCTTATAAGTCTTTCGAACTCTTGAGTCATGGGGGATTCGGGGATTGAGAACTCATATTGTTCCAAAAAGTCGGTGAGAGTGAAAAAGGTCGCGCGGGGTGTGACCCCGCCTGTAAATCACTCGTTCTTAGACTCTCGAAGAGCGTCAAAGACCTGCCGTCCTGTGAAGGTCGAACCACATGTCGGGCAAGCGCAGGTCTTGGTGTTCAACTCTGCATTTACCTCGCTGGTGTTCTCCACTTCCAGACCGATGGCCTTCTGCTCGATAACGGGGACGGGTCGGGGTGACCCAACTCTCCTCTTAAAGGAACAGGTCTTGATGTTGTGACCTACCCTTCCGCACTTCGAGCAAGCGTGTGCTTTTCTCGCATTCTTCATTTGTCCTCTGACTTCCGCCATACTACCACATAGTCTAACAGGCATATAAACATTTCTGACTCAGGAGTTCTCCGGTTCAGACGGGTGGCCGGTAGGCTCGGATAAGGCCATAACTCAAGAGATGGAAACACTTATAAGGGGCAACCCACATCTGGTAGTATGAAGCGGGAGGATTACGATACCCCGAGGAGGTGTAAATTATGAGTAAGAGTAAAGTCATTGAGCAAACAACGCAGAGACACGCAACGAGACAAGTATCAGCGACCTTCGTGAAGGTTGGAGACACCGACAACCACGATGGGGAGTGGAGGAAGCCTTCTGAGAAGGGGACGGATGCCGACCTGATGCTTCTGAGAAGATTGGCTTCTACCTATGGAATCGAGATGCGACACTATTCTTGGAGCAACGATACCATAGAACTCGAAGATACGGTCAGAAAGAACGAGACCTTCTATGTGGAGATAACCGATGGGAGCGGTTCAACCGAAGAGTTCGAGGTGGTGGAATCCCGACAGAAGTGGTTCCTTGAGAACATAGCACCCATTCTCGAAGCGAGCGGATGCGCGGTCATGCGACGAAAGGTGGTTGAGGAGAAGCAAAAGGCTCCTTACATCCAGAGCCGCTATCGTGAGACTAACATTGACGGGGAGAATCCTGATTGGGACCTGCCCGAGGGCGTATCTGTTGAGATTAGTGAATTGGACTTGACCGGCGGAAAGGTCGTCATAGAGGCGACCAGCGTGGGAGGGACGGCGACAAAGAACGGAGCCAACCTAACCGAGGACAGCGTGGAGAAGGCAATCAGATACCTCCACGACTGCATCATCGACACGCTAAGAGAGTTCGACTGCTGGGATGAGGACCTATACACCAGAGAGTGCCAGACCAACCTGTCTGCCGAGTCCATCCGAGTTTGCGACACAGCATTCCTGAGTGACTGATTAGGTCACCCGGACGACATAACCCCCCCTCGCGGGAGTCACGGCGAGGGGGGTCACCCTCTTAAGGGGTGGCGGTAGAGTCCTTCCATCTCTCCCTGTTGGGACCCCACTTCGAGTTGAACCCCGCTTGATGCTCACACCAATCATCGACCGCTTGTTCGAGCGTCACATCGGGAAGGTCGGGAACCATAATGTCCTCGGCTTCGCAGATTGAGTCCCAACACCTTCTCAATAATGCTAAAAGAGATTCGGAATCGCAATCTCCCGCCCGGAGCTCGGCACAGTATGCTCTTGCGGTGCGGTCACAGTTTCTCATCCTGTTCGTCACTCCTCGGGGAACAGCGAGCCCATAACCAGCATTGTCGCATCTCACTATCTTCCATGTCTCGGCCTCGAAATTACCTATCTCCATAGTTATGGAGTCCACTCCATGCCACGACTTCTTAGGGAATATCTCACCCACTTCGCCTTCTCCGCGTATCAGAAGAGCCCCTGCATTAAGGACCCAAAACCGCTGACCCCGCATCGCTTGGTCCATCCATCGGACAGACCTGCCTCGCATCCATTCTTGGTGCTCCGCAAACTCCTCATCAGTCATCCTTCTCGATTCATCACTCATGAAAGAGGGGAAGAACGGGTCCTCCCGTTGGTCCATACATCTGACCCAATCAGCCGCATTCTCAAAATCCTTATCACTCACATCACATCTTCTCTTATACATATCTACACTCCCGCCTTTTTTCCGACACTACCATATAGGGGTTGCCGGATATAAACCTTTCGGACTCAGGAGAACTCACCCAACACCCACGAGAGACACAGGTAGTGAGGCTTTACCCCAAGCACTCGAATGCAATCTCGACCGCGCCCCACAACGACGGCCAAAAATTCTCCGGGGAAAGAGCGATGAAGAACCGCTCGTGTTCGAGTCTTCCCCTTAGAGTTGTATGGGCTCTCGACACCGTGATGACTCCGCAACGACCTATGAATGGGTCGCCGCTTTGCTGTTTTCTCCATCTTTACTCCTCCACGATTGCAGTCGGTCAGGAGCCGAAAAACCCTCAAATTGTAATGAGATGAAGTGAGGGGGGAGAAACACGGGTCAGTTGGCCCTTCCTCGCGCTACCATCCAGCACACGGCTCGAATAGATGGACCGGCGTGTCCCCGTGTCGCGTGTGGCCGGTCCAGCACACGCAGGGTCTGGTCATCCTAACGATAGGGTGAGTTGTTCAGGAGGTGGTAGTGGGTTCTGCCTCGGTGGATTTCTCCTCCTTAGCCTTCTCCGCTTCCTTCTCCTTCTTGGCCGCCTCGTCAGCGAGCTTCTGCACGATGGTCCGTGCCTTACTGCTCCACTTGGCGGGGTCTCTGCACAGTATGAGCATCTCCTTCCTGTTGGGGGCTCCTGTCTTTTGGAGCCTGTCCATATTCAGGTCAGTAACGCCCTTCTCGTGGGTTCCGGTCAGAACGATGGTGTATTTCTCGCTCCTGTTGCCGATGGGTGCGTCGGCTCGGGTTGTTAGATAACCTCGGACCTGCATCCCACCTATTTGTCGGCAACCCTTCTCGCGTATCAGACCCTTGATTCCGAATAGGTCATACTCGCCGTTGCCGTGTGTGTCGTCCTCGGCACTCTTCCACTTGCGCTTAGGCTCGGACGGTTTCTCTTCCGCCTTCTCTGCCTTTGCCTTGCTCTTGGTTGTCTTCTCAGATTTATTCATTTTCTCACACTTCCTCGGTTATCGGGCAGATTACGACCCATCACTCCGGTTATCTTCCTCGTCACGGGTTTGCCTCCGCTTCGCCATACTACCACTACATGTTGGGGGCATATAAACCTTTTGGAACTCTGAGGTGTGGGGTGCTCAGACGCTGGGACTACTCTACCATGATACGCGCCTACGTAGAGGCCTCAGCGGTCAGGGAGGTAGTAAAAGGTCGCCGCAGAGCGAGTCGGCCCCCGACTCAGTCGCGACTTAGAAACCATTATATGCCGCCGCCACAATGTTGTAGCATGGGCCTGAGGCTATGGGGGGCAGGGAAATGAGTATCGTCTGTTCCGAGAATAAATGTGAAGAGCAAGCGAATGTATGGGTAGACGAAGGACCGTATTGCACGGCTCATGGAGTCAAACGGGCTGAATATCTCGAAACACACACGGTCCCAATAATTTCAATCGACGAATACCTCGATTTAGGGGACGACGCGATGGCGTTCTTTGACCCTGAGACTATGATTATCGGTGAGGCTTCGGAGGGGATGCTGACTCTTGAGGATGTAGACTCTACCATCAGATTAACAGTTAGCGAGGGGCTCACTACATACAGGGAACCGGTAGTAATGGCGAGATGCACATTCTGTGAGGCTGTGGCTATTGGTCATATTAACAAAGTGGGAGGGTGGCTCGCAAGACACTCACACTTCCACCAATTCTATTCTCCGGAGGACGACTATGTTGGGATGGACGCTTGACTCCAGAGACGGATGGGTTTATATCCTATGACTTCAATGGTAGATTGATGGCGGAGGCCATGAAAAATGACTGACGAGAAAAATAAGAGAAAATCCGCAGAAGAGGAATTACTTGAGAGGTATTCACCCGAGATGCCTATGGACTTCGTCGAAAGAACGCAGACCAATACCTTTACCGAGACAGTCTATACACTCTATAAATTGTATGACTCTAATAAGGTCAGCAAGGATGGGGAGACAAGTAAGAAGACCCCGTGGACCACGAAGCAATTTGAGGAATGGGGCCACCATCTCAATGATGACGGGACCCGGAAAAGCGAGTTGTTCGAGGGAATACCGGCAGACCATAAGTATGTTGTGGCTCTTACCGAGACAGGCGAGTGGAAATCATTCAAGACCCGAAGGGAGATTACTATGGAGCGGGGGTGGAATAATCCTCTTGCGGGAGCGATGTATCCTTACGCGAGATGGAGTAAGCATGAGAAGGCAAGAATGGAGGTATATTCATCGGTCAAGACTATGACCTTAGCATTGAGCAAGGCACTTCCAGAGAATTGCGAAAACGAGATAGCATACCTCACCGCAAGAGACATAAGGGAAGCGGCTCTAATGCTTCTGAGTATCGAATCCCAGAGAAGGGAAGAAGCCGAGTTCTATCAGGAGATAGCGGATATTCGGAGTGGGGATGAAGAGGAATGATTGAAGAAGAGAATTTCGTGCCTTCGGGCGTCTCGGAACGGCTAAAGAGCCTTCATGAATCCGATAGAGAACATTCCCTATACCTCTGGCAAGAAGGAGCAATTCAAGCGTGGTCTGGAGAGGAATATACGACCGTTGCTGGCGATACGGAAGAGAAAGAACGATTTCGAGGCATCTTTGCGGCGGTCACAGCCGCAGGTAAGACCTTAGCCGCCACCGAGTGCATTTGGGTCTGGCTTCAAGAGCACCCATTAGGGCAGATAACGGTCTTGGTCCCCAATCGAGGGCTTCAGAGACAATGGAAGAAGGAGATGCACAAGTGTTTTCCGACAATGAGGCCCATAGGTATGCTTGGAGGCGGTCGAAGGGACTTCCGACAAATAACCGTGGCGGTCATGAACACGGCGGCAAAAGGTCTTCCATACTCAGACGGGGACCACCTAATAGTCGTGGATGAGTGCCACAACATAGGCTCAGACTTCCGACAATATGCTATGAGAAATAACGAGCATACTGCGGTGCTGGGTTTGAGTGCAACTCCAGCACGGGAAGACCACGGACTCACTATCGTTGGAGAACTATGTGGGCCGGTCGTGTATGAGTATGGGTATGAGCAAGGGATTGCTGATGGAGTAATAGTCCCATTCCGAGTCAGAGCGGTTGAAGCGCCGCTGACCCACTATGAAAGGCACGGGTATTGGTCGCTGAGCCAAGAAATCAGAAAAGTCTCGTTCATCCTGAGGAGGAAATACGGAAATAACTCGAATTGGTTCGCCATCAGAGAAGACCCGGACGACCCGGATATGGCTTTGACCACTTTCAAGGACCTATGTATGCGGAGAAAGCGGCTGACTAACGAGTGCCACTATCGAGCAGAAGCCGTTGATGATATACTCAGACTTCACGACAACAACAAGACCATGATTTTCCACGAGAGAATCAAGCAGATAGAGTGGATGCACGAGAAGTATAGTGGCTCATGCCCCCCGACCTTGTTCGATTGCGAGACAGATTGGGAAGGAGCAGGGGTTGAGGAACCCGATTGTTCCGAGTGGGTGGGCCTATGGCCTGAGATATACCACGGTGAGCGCACTAAGAGTCACAATGATAGGGCATTAGAGCGATTTTCCGAGGGGGATTCTAAGATTCTCCTGTCCTGTAAGGCTCTTCGCGAGGGCATTGATGTTCCGGCTTGCGACCTTGGAATCATGGTGAGTGGGACTAATTCGGCTCGTGCAAGAGTGCAGACACTTGGTCGGTGCTTGCGCCGAGCGAAGGATAAGAACGAGGCAATAGTCTACCTTCTCTATGTGCCGAATACGACCGATGCGAAGGGCTTGAGGAATCTCAAATACGGGGGAAAACTCCCCGACGGTATCATAGAGTGGTGGAAATACGACCCAGCGAAGGGGTTGAGCAAACAGGGCGAGGAAGAACGGCCCGAGTTGCCAGAGAGAAAGCCACAGAAGCCGAAAGAGAAACACTTATGCGAGGGGTGCTATAAGACCTTCTTCACAGAGTCAGCCGCAAAACCGGAGAATCACCATTGTTACCCGAGACTTGGAAGGACAGGGAGAAAACCGCTTGACCTATGGAGTGACTTAATTGGTCGAAAGCGATGAATCAGACCACATCCATGAGTTGGTCCTTGAGGGTTTCGAGTGGGACGACAAGACCGGCATAGTAAAAGAGTCCCTGAGATGCAAAATCTGCTACCAAAAATCAGAGCGCACGATTGAGCGGGTTTGGTCGGTCGAAGAATATCTGCGGGGACGCCGGTAGAGCCAATAGACTCTTACTCTTGAGTTAGAAACCATTATAAGCCCCCGCGCGTAGTGTGTAGTGATGGCGAAGGCAAGTGGAGACTTTGGACGCGGCATGAGTAAGGCCAAGCGCGAAGAGTTCGAGAAGGACTTAGCCGACAAGTTTATCGAGGCCATCAAGAAAGGCGAGGTTGGAGCATTCAAGTCCGGTTGGGTCAACATCGGAGGTAATGCTATGCCTCATAACCCACAGGGTCGCCCATATCGAGGCATTAACACAGTCATTCTCTGGATTAGCGGATTCGAGTATACCTCTAACACTTGGGGGACCTATAACGCTTGGAAGAAGACCGGGAGAAAACACGCCATCCGGGAGAAGGAGTTCACCGTCGAGACAAACAAGGACGGTTCGACTTGGAAGAAGACCACAGAATACTATGGGGTCAAGAAGGGCGAGGGCGGCACAACGGTCGTCCTATGGAAGCCCTCAGCATATCGAAGCGAGAACAAGGACACAGGCGAGGAGGAAATCAGACAGAGTGTTTTGATGAGGTATTTCACGGTCTTCAACCGTGACCAAACTAATCTACCTGTGGAGAAGACTGATGTTGAACTCGAAGAAGCAGAGGACTTTTCAGACACCGAGGCGGAATTAGAGTTCTGTTTGGAGTATTATATCGACAACCCCAACAGGAGTGCAAAGAAAATCGGAGATATCATGCCCGACGGCAGTAAAGCCGAGGAAGTATGCTGGGTCATGAAGAGTGAAAACCCAATCCTCCTTAAGCACGGCGGAGATAGAGCGTTCTATACCAAAGGAGCAGACAGGATTGCGCTCCCACTTCAAGAGCAATTCGATTCAAACGGTCACTATCTATCGGTCAAAGGACATGAGATTATCCACAGCACCGGTCATCCACTTCGACTAAACCGAAAACTCGGAAATGCCTTCGGGAGTGATGATTACGCGAAAGAGGAATTGATAGCCGAGTTCGGGACCGCTATGTTGTTGGGCTCATTCGGCATACAGGGCGAGTTGAGGAATGTTGAGTATATCAACAATTGGGCGACCGTTCTGTCTAAGGAGCCACGATTCTTAATGACCGCCGCGCAGAGGGCGCAGAAAGCGGTCAATTATGTTCTTGAGCCGTGGCTTG